CCCTTCCCCATCCCCTCTTTTGTAAAGAGGGGTTAGGGGAGATTTATTTAAACAAATGTTCGTGATTGATAACCTGCTCGGAATCCAGCCACGTCCACACATCAAAGCACGGGCAGTCTTTAATCCATTCATTAGGCGTGATTGTGCCATCGCCGTTGAGGTCAGGGCTTAAATCACGATGTCCACAAATGCGAGCACTGGGATATTTCGCTTCAAGCTGACGCAATAATTTATGTAGTGCCTGCCATTGTTTTTCGGTGTATTCACCGTGGTTTTTGCCGTCTTTGCGAATACCACCGACCAAGCAGATGCCAAGACTGTTTAAGTTATGTCCTTTGACGTGTGCGCCTGTTTCGCCCTCACGACGACCTGTTTCAACCGTGCCGTCTGTGTCGATAACGAAGTGGTAGCCGATATGCTGTAAGTGCGGATTGAATTGCTTGTAGTTGCCCGCTAAACGCTGAAAGCCACGCTGTTTGTGCCAGTCGTCGATACGTTGTGCAGCGGTTTGAGTGGTGGTGCGTAACTGCTTGCCGTTTTGAGTGGCTGAGCAGTGGATTACGATTTTGGTGATGGGTAGGGATAAAGACATGAAAAAACTCCTTCTAAGATGACTTAAAAGGAGTTTAAAACGGATGGCGTTTTATTGATTTTAAAGTGATTTAAAGAAGTTAGTATTTAGAAATTACTTGTTCTAATTTCTTCGCAGTTTCTTCGGTTAAACCGGCATTCAGTTGTAATACAACCCTGCCATTCGGTGATTGATATAAATAAGGACCGGCAAGATTTTTCAATGCATCGAAATAGGCAAAAATAGGTGTGCATTGTTCTTTTTTCTCACAAATAAAGGCTTGCCCGCCTTTAGGTGCTATTTCAGGAATCGAGAACGCAAAGCGTTCCTTGAATCCCTGCACCATAAATTTATCATTTTTTAAATCTTTTACATCGTTAATTTCAACGCCACTGGCTTTCATTGTTGAAACTAAGTCTTCAGAGGTGATGGCTTTATCGCCACAAGCAGCTAATAACAAGCCACTTAATAAAACTAATGCTTTTTTCATTACATTTTCCTTAGATTGATAAAATAACTATTCTTATCATACTCTTAATTTGTTTGATTTTCCCACAAAAAAAACGCCCTTTCGGACGTTTTCTCACTTTTAGCGGTTATTTTTCCCCAAACAAATCTCCCTGTCGTTTGGCTATTTCTTCTTTAGTGATGCGTTTGACGATTGCGTAAATCCATTGCATAGAAACATTATATTTTCGAGCAAGAGCACGGTGGTTGTGTCCGTTGAACTCATTAAAAATCTTCATATCTCGTTCATTCAGGAGTAACACAAGATTGCGTGGAATATAGATGACCTCACCGCCCCAGTTATGGGCGATGCGCTGGGCAATTTCGACCCCAATTTGTTTGGCGTTGTCTGTAGCAAAGGCGTGTTTTTCGATAAGCTCAAATTCAATATGTTTGGCTAAATCGGCTAACACTTCAGGGGCTTTTTGTTCGAAAGTTTCAACTTGAGCAAGCGGTTCCATTTTTCACCTATAACTGATCATTATTCCATTGCGATATTGTACAAAACCTAAAATTTCCCACTAGCACAATTTTTCTTAACTCAAGGTAAAAAGTGGCTTTAAGCCTGATATAGCAAGGGTTTAGCGAATTGCAAAAAGTTAAAAATCGTAAATAACAGACAAGAAAAAAGGCGGTAATGACCGCCTTGAGGGAGAATTAAAGGGCTTGTTTTTGCTGTTTGTGTTGCAACCAGATTTGATATTCGGGGCTGTTTTTCACAAACTCTTCTTGCCCTAATTGCACAAAACGTTCGATGTATAAAATCGCATCTTGCACTTTTTTGTCTTCCGCTTGTTGGGCTTTGACCGTTTCCGACTGATTTTTATCAGTGCGGATGACGGCAAAGTGCGGTTTCTGCGTTTCATACACCGATTTAAGGTAGTTATGATTAGTAAGCGGTTCGATTTTTTGCCCCGCTTGCAAGGCTTGTTGGCGTTTTTTACGCAGGCTTGTCACCGTTTCGGATAATGCCTGTGCCAGTAACAACGAGCAAGGGTAAAGTTCTAATACATCGCTGACAATTTTTAACGCACGGGCATTGTTGAGATTGCTTTTAGCTGGTTTAAATAAACCTAAGTAACCGACCATCGGTTGGGCACAACCGTGGGTAAGTTGGCTAATTTTGCCGAGCAGTTCACGCCCTGCGTCATCTTCGATTAAGGATTCGAGATGTATATCGCTGTGGCAAATAGGGCATCTACATAACTTCATTAAAATACTCCGTCACGGTATCGTAACTGGCTTCTGGGTCGCCTAATTCATAGCCTTTTTCGCTGATAGCTTTAAGCATTACCCGTCTATGCCATCTTTTCAAAATTTCCAGAAATCGGCTGGCATCGTTGCCATTTAACGCCCCTACATTGAGTGCAAGCACACTTTTTCCTTTGTTCATCACTTTTCGCATATAGCTATTGAGAGCTTTCTCGCTACCATCTTGTAGAAAACCTTGCTTGCCCATTTGAATCCAGACAGCTCGGATTTTATGAGCAATCTCGCTTTTGACTTTTATCTCGCCTGTGGCAGGACTATAAGCGGTCGATTTTGTGCCGCGTTTTGCGAACCATTTTACTTTAGCCCCTTTTTGTTGCAGCTCATGTAAGATTTTGTGCAACTCTACGATAGTGCATTTGGTGGAGCTGGTTTTATTGGTCAGCCGTTTGACCATTTCGCGGTAGCTGAATTCGTCCATATTAAGCTGCTGTTTGCCAATATGGATCAGCTGGATTAGTTTGGCTTTTTCGCTCATTGTGTGTCCTCTTAGTCAATCCTTTAAAACATGCTTAAACCTGATTTAAACAGGCTTTAAACGATTTACTTTAAAAATTTAAACACTCTTTAAACTTGCCCACACCGAGTTATATCAACCTAGACCGAATGGTGTGGGCAGCGGTTATTTTGCGGTTACATAATTTCCTCCTCAAAATAAATATCATCTACATCAGGAGCTACCACATAAGCTAACGCAACTCGGAATACTGAGTGGTTTTTTGCACCATCTTCTTTTACTACAATAAAAACATAATCGCCTTCATTGCTAATATTCCATTGATAAAAATTTCTCACAAAAATTTCTTTTGCAATATCTTCAAGAAAGTAACACTGTTCTTTGCAATAAAAGCTCTTCCAACCGCTTTCTGTTATCACTCTTTGTATTTCTTCCTTTGTTGGGTCTTCATCTTCTACTTCTTCAAGGACAATCCATTCATATTTAAACCTTTTCATTCTTACCCCCTCGCCAACATCATTCGCATTGTTGGCAACTGATCCGACACATTCCCCACAAAAATAGCTGCGTGGATATATTGCCCTTTAAACAAGGATTTTTGAGCTTCTTTGAGCATCATAATCATTTGATTAAGCTGGCTTTCTAGCTCGGTTTTGCGTGTTTCGGTCATCATTATTCCCCCTTAAAATGGTTTTCTTTTCATTCGTTCGCAGAAGTCTTTGCGGTTTTCTGCCCATACTTTGTTGGTTTCATTAGCAGAAAGGCTGGCTAAATCCCAATGGGTTGCGGCCTCTTTGTAATTGCCGGCTTGTTCTTCTTTTGCCGCTTTTTCCGCATAAAAGCGGTATCGGTTGAAGTTTTCCACGCTTTTTGCGTATGGTCGTTTGGTTTTCATCGGTTTTCTCCTGTGGGTTAAAACTTATTTTGAAAGCCCCTTCTAACTCGTCCCCCTCTTTTGTAAAGAGGGGTAGGGGAAATTTAAAGGGCTTTTAAATAGGCCTTAATCTTGTTCTATCTCGCCACCTGCTCAAACGGTTTAATCACAAAATCTTCTAGCCCTTGTTTAATCGTTACTCCGGCAATCCCTTTTGCCACTTCTGGCTCATTGAGCAATGCTTCTTTGTTGATTTCTTGCTTGGTGCGAATAAAGCGGTCAAAGCCCATACGTTGCAAGAATTCCATCACCGCTTCCGCCCCGCGAATGGCGACTGATGGTGGACGTTGTCGCCATTGCACTTCGCCTGTCACAAAGTTTGCTGTTTTGATTTTGCCGAATTCGGTCAGCTCATCACGGTTTGCCTCACAGTATTCCTGCACCGCCTTTTGCAATGGCTCAATTTCTTCTTTCAAGGCTTTCAATTTCGGAGCGTATTGTTCGCTGGTTGCCCCAATCTTGTCGTTCATCTCGGTAGCAAGTCTTGTGTGTTCACGGCTTAAATCGCCGATCTCTTTAATCGCACTTTGCACCTGTTCTACGCTTACAAAGCGTAATTTCGCTTGGCTTTTTACTTTAGTTGCCATAGTTTCTCCTGTTGTGGCTAATGTTTCGTTACATCTGATTTCCAGATAATTTTCACGCCCTCCACCATCATTTGATGGAGGTAAATGCGAATGCCGTTTTTGACTTCTGAACCGTAGCTCATCGCTTTGCCTGTTTTCACAAGATGGCGTGTGGTGCTGTTGTCTCGCACTACTAAACGAGGTCGGCAGCTGTCGAACCATTCGACTTTTTCCACCTCTATCCCCAAGGCTTCACAGCCGAGAGTAGCAATTTCAAGGCGTGCCAGTTGGTTGTGAATGTATCCGTTGCGAGGTAGCATCATTTCGCCTGCCATTTCGTTATATACTTTCTTCATACCGTTCTTCCTTATTCGTTTTTACCTAATAATTCTTGGCGTGCTTTGATAATTAAGTCAGCATCAATCAGCTTGCCTGAACCTTTTGCCACCATTGCTGCTAATCGCAAGGTTTGGGTTAAAATGCGTAAGCCACCGCCTGTTTCGGTAATGCTTTGCATCACTTTTAAGGCTTCTTCGTCGGTTTCTAACCCCCACGCTTGAGCGACTGCTTGCGTGTCTGCTTTTTTAGTTTTCTGAATGCTGGTGTTTTTTGCCACGCGCGACCACAATCTTGCATATTCGTGGCTAGGGCTAATGCCACCTTTCATGCGGGTATAGACTTTGTCATTGCCTACCAACACTAAGCCAATACCTGCTTCTTCTTGCATAATGCGTAGCTCTTCAAGTGCCTCATAAGGAAGGTGGTCAGCTTCGTCCACAATCAGCAAGCCCTCTGTGCCTTTGATTTTGCGAGCAATCAGGCGTGAGAGTGTGCCTTTTCTGCGTGGTGCGTCGCTGATGCCTAACTCAAGGGCAATTTCATACAAAATTTCGCTTAAACTTGAACGACTAGGGCTTGCAGTTACCAGCCACACGTTAGCGTGACTTTTGGCGAACTCTTGGATCGCTTTGGTTTTACCGACCCCGCTCATGCCGTACACGGTCGCCAAGCAGTTAGCGATTTGAGCAAATTCCAGCGTTTTGAAAATTTGACGAGAAGTCGCTGTTTCGATAAAGGCAGGGGCTTCGACAAATTCGCGGGCTTGAACGGCTTTTTTCTCAAGGTAAGCGGTTAATTTTGCTTCTACATCTGCAATGTTGCCTTTGTAGTTGTCGTTAAGGTATGCCGACAATGCACCTGCATTTACTCCTGCTTCGCGGGCAAGCTGGGCTTGGGTGATTTGGCTGTCGGTTAAGTGTTGTTTGAGTTTATTGATTAGTGTCATAATGGGGTTCCTGTTTTTACCTTTGGGGGCGTTATGTCTGAAACTGATTTACTGTTAAAAATGGTTCGCCAACCTGTTAAGCTCTACTCCGTGGCAACACTTTTTCACGAATTTTCAGAAGTGATTACTAAACTTGAACATTCTGTACAAAAAGAGCCAACCTCATTGCTTTCTGAAGAAAATTGGCATAAGCAGTTTTTAAAATTTGCTCAAGCCTTGCCTGCTCACGGTTCTGCCTCTTGGCTTAATCTTGATGATGCGTTACAAGCTGTGGCGGGTAATTCACGTTCAGCATTTCTTCATCAACTGATCGCAAAATTAAAATCTCGCCATCTTCAAGTGTTAGAGTTGAACAAAATAGGCTCTGAACCACTTGATTTATCTAACTTGCCAGCTCCGTTTTATGTGCTGTTACCTGAGAGTTTTGCCACTCGAATTACATTACTTGTTCAAGATAAGGCGTTGCCTTGTGTGCGTGTTTCTTTTGAGTATTGGCACGCTTAAACACCTCTCTCGTCCAAATAATCTCAGGGACTGCCGCTTTAAACAGGTCTTTGGTTTGGGCTAAATTCGGCAATGTTCCCCAGTCTTGTTCTTGGGCAATTTTGCTTAATCGGAAATAGCAGGCTTTAAAAGTGGGCATTTCAGGGCGGTAATAGTCTGCTTTTAAATAAAGCATTGCGTTTTCGTTTAATGTGATATTGCTCATCTCATTCTCCTTAGGGTTTAAACCCTGTTTAAATCTGGTTTAAAGGTGGTTGGTTTAACGCCCTTTACTTTTCTTTAAAAGCTCTAAACCCTTTTCCCAATCACGATTAAATTCGCTGATTTCTTCGGCTTCCACTTCGACTGCTTTCGGTATTTTTCGCACTGCGTTGAAATCTAGCACTTCTTCATATTCCACCTCTTCTGCTTGCGTTTGAGGGGCTTTTACTGGCTCTGGTAACATTTCCAAGAACCGCTCTTCAAATTCCACTGTTGGGGCGTAATTGCTGAGTTCCATTTCTTCCGCTTTGGCGCGTTCTTTCGCCGCTTTTTCGGTATGTTTTACCCAGTTACGCATTGCTTTGTTGTGTTCACGTCCTGCCATTTGGTCGCCAAAGCCTGCTTTCTCGGTAATTTCCGCTTCTGCTAAGTATTCGCCTGTAAGGGCATATACCCACACTTTGTCGTGAAGATTTGCTGGGTCATAGCGCACCACAACTCTTTTGTGTGATGTACCGATAAGCGCTAGCGACTCGTAACGGTTTTTGTTACTGCCAATTTTGCCTGCGTTGAGGTAGAACGTGCCGTCTTGGTTGAGGCGAACTTCCTCGTGAAGTGTGAGCAATAACCGCATTTGACTTTGGTTGATGGGGCGTTTTTCGGCAACAGCCCAATCTCGCTCAAAGGCTTCGGCATAACTGCTTTTGCCTGCACAAATTTCGGTGAGGCGGTTGCCCACGTTGTTCCATTGCTGAATGCCTTGCTCTAATGCCATTAAGAATGTGGCGTAATCGACAGGCTGTTCTGCACCGTTTTTGCCGTCATAGTCAGGCTTTTCATAAGCATTCGCCCCTGCATAAGCCCCGCGTAATAACAGGTGCTTATCAACATAATCTCCTAAACCGCCGTGAGAAAACGCACGCTCAATCGGTTTGGCTTGCCCGCGCCCTTTACCGAATTGAATCGACGTCCAGTGCAGTTCGATACCGAGTGCCGGAATAATGCCTTGCACTTCGTTTTCGTTTACTTGATAGCGGTAGCGGTTTTTTACCCCGCCCGTCATTTTCTTGTTGGCTGCCGCTCGGGTATTGTCGATGGTTAAGTGTTTCGGCAAACCGTAGCGACTAATCACATCAAGCAGGCTGAGGCGTATGGTGTCAGTGTTTTCCGATTTATCGGTTCTAGCAGCCAACACTTTACGAGTGCGAACATCTTGCCAAAGCCATGTTTTCGGGCGTTTAATTTCGCCATCAGGGAATCGCACCCAAACGTTGTGTTGATAACCGTCGCCGTTGATCCACTCCATCGCTTGTAACATTGCCACGGTGCGCACCTGTGAGGGATAAAGCCGACTTAATGCGTA